AGGCGAGGAGTCGATCCAAATCGCAAGGTCCTGAGTTGGCAAAATGACGCCATTAGAAATATTTACGGTGAGATATCGCCTATTTCTGAGTCATTTGGAGCATCTCCAATTGCCAGCGGTGCATTTAAATATTTCGAAAAACACGCTGATCATTCGCCCGCACATATAGACGTAGGTAGTGTGGGTGGTGTTACATTCGATGCGTCGCGTATTGTCCCGGTTGCCAACGAAAACCGCCCACGCAATATTGCGTTTATGTATATAGTTAGAGCTGAATAAACAGGAGAAAAATAATGAAATATCAATTACAGCCACCGTTAGCGGTATTAGATGATAACGGTTTAACAATTTCTGCCGGGTGGGCAGTTGTTTATAATGTTGATGATAATGGAGAGTTTTTGCACGCAACCTATCAATATTTACCAGTTGGTGTCGGGGTACCCGCTAACTCGTATTTAGACGCTCCTCACGATGTTGACGAAAATCGGGCGATTATTCACAACGGACAACAGTGGACGTATCCTGCTGATTTCAGAGGTCAGCTCATTTACTCAACCGAAACAGGAGAAAAAACGACAGTGACGTTTGTTGGTGAAATCCCACCCGATTACACACTATTAGAGCCAACTAGCGAATTTGACAGTTGGGACGGTGAAAAATGGGTTTTGGATACTGATAAACAGCAACAGCACTATATCAATGTCGCAACAGCACAGAAAAAACAGTTACTAGGTGATGCGAACGAGCAAATCGAGTATTTGCAGGACGCGATCGATGCTGATATTGCAACTGATAACGAAAAAACATTATTTGCAGAATGGAAAAAATTCCGAGTGCTGTTAAATCGAATTGATGTTAATCAGGCGCCAAATATCGATTGGCCAAATAAACCCAAATAAACCGGAGTTATAACATGTGGTGTGATAAAACATTTTCGTTAGCTAAATATCAGCAAATGAGTTTTGAAACAATAGTCATTGAGCCGTACAGGTTAACTAATGATAAATTTTTATCACCCACCGAGGCTATTGCGGCGCTAAAAACTAAAATCGA